TTAGCGGTGAGGGTATAAGTTACGGCGATGTTTCGACGTGGGATTATAGTACAGGCGAGAAAATGCTGTTAAGTCCCCAAGCCATACGCATACAAACCCAAGACACAACGGTAGGAAACAGTAACAACCACCCGTTTGGGCGTGTGGCGTTGGGTAAGGGAGCAAATTCTCAGTCGTCATACGATTTCGGAACGATTGCGCATATTTACAAATACGATGTTCTTAACTCTTACAGCAGCGCACTACAACCGGCCGTGTTGATAGAATCATACACGCAACAAGGCCCCGGAGTAGCATTAAAAACCAACGGTTCAATAGTGGCCCGTGGCGGAATTGTCGAAATGGGTAATTATATTGCTACCGACTCTTCCGTTATGAGTGTAATAAATCTATACCCCTTTAACGGTTCAATATTCATAATTAATAATAAAACGGCTAACAAGCCCGCTTATTTACCTTCCGTTCAAACATTACGCTACATATTTGGAATAAACATATGGCAAGCGTTTACGTTCAGAATGGTTGTGATTTCGATGCGGGGTAATTCCAACTTCATACTCCAAAAGCCAACAGACGCCACAGTATATAACGGAAATTCGGCAATTGAAAAGTTAACAATAGGGGGTAATACCCAGTACGAATTACTATTTATTACCGATGGCTCTACCGCATATTGGAAGATTAAAAATATTTCATAGCAGCTACAACCTGGAGGAAGGCGAAAAACACGGCTTCGCCTTCTTCCGGGGATAATTTGGCGGTATAATCACGGACAAAACCGCTAAAACACTTCACGGAAACTAAGCGACGTATTAAATTGATACGATTATAAAGTAAATTTGCAGCAACTTAAAACGATACGATATGGTAAACAGGAACGGCGACCAAGTAAGCGTGCAAGTTTCGGTAATTGGCCCGGTCAACTTCGACGGCGGCAGCTTCCGAAAAGATACCCCCTTTTGCGTCAAGAACGACGGAGAAGCGGCGGTAGTGCTTGAAGTAAACCTTTGGGGAATGCCCGAAGGCGAATTTATTGCCACACGCTTTGAAACAGGGTGGAACCCCGAAATAGTCCGCGAGATAAAATCAACAAGTCAAAAAACCGCCCTTCTTTGGGGCTATTAAAACAACATACGAATATGGGTTTAATCATAGCAGCGGGCAACACTAAGCCCGCCTTCCCTTACGATTATTACTACGGCGTGAAAATCAAGACGACCGTAGCCGCTACCACGTTGGAAAGAGTGGGCCGCCCGGAACTTCACGTTTCCCTGCCTATTCAGTCCAAAATGCGCCGCTGTGTGCTTCGTGACAACGGAACGGTAGCCTACTACCTTCACGCTACCGACAGCACCAAGCGCGACAACGGAGCCGCCGCCAACCTTACCGGGGCGGACGGGCAAGTAATGGTTGAAATTCCCCGCCATTACCGAAAGTTTGAGTTCGACGGCACGGACTTAGTAGCCCTTATTTCCGAGTACCCCCTGCCGGGCTTCCACGAAGTCCCCAAGATGTACCGCAGTGCTTACGAAGCCACCGTAGACCGCACCGTTACGGCTACGCCTAAATTGGCTTCCGTCGTCAACGCTACCGCCGCTTTCCGTGGTGGAAACAATAACACCGCGTGGGATGGAACATACCGCAGCCTTCTCGGACTTCCGGCTACACAAATTTCCCTTACCAACTTCCGCAACTACGCCCGCAACCGTGGCGAAGCCGGACTTAACGGCAAAGGGTGGAACTGCGACTTATACGCCGCGCAGCTTACAACCTATTGGCTGTTCGTCATTGAATACGCCAACCTTAACTGCCAAGCGGCATTTAACCCGCAGCCCGACGCAAACGGTTACAAACAGGGCGGACTCGGCGCAGGCGTAACAACGCTTAATAGTACGAAGTGGAACACATTTAACGGCTACTACCCGTTCGTCCCGTGTGGCTACACCAACAGCCTCGGCAACGCTACGGGCGTGGTAGAGTTCACAATGCCCACCGAATACGACGCTACCCCCTTAGTCGTACAGGTTCCAAGTTACCGAGGGTTAGAAAACCCCTTTGGGCATATTTGGAGCTGGACGGACGGCTGCAAGTGTGAGATACAGAGCGACGCGGACGGCGGGCTGTCAAAGTTCTACGTTTGCAACGACCCGGCGCAGTTCCAAGACAGCAGCTATAACGGCTACGACTACCGGGGCGACCTTCCCCGCAAGGAAGGTTACGTTAAGGCCATACTTGCCGGAGAGTTCGGCGAGAATATGCCGCGAGAGGTTGGCGGCGGTTCTACGACCTACTTCTCGGACTACTTCTATACCAATATACCCGCTTCCGGCGTGGCTATGAGGGGCGTTTTGTTCGGCGGTGGTGCGTCCGGCGGCGCGTATGCCGGGCTTGCGTTCGCGCATACGGCCGGCGCGGCTACGGCTACGGATGCGCTCCTCGGCTCCCGGCTTTGCTTTATACCCGCCGCGTAGCACGTCCACGCCCCACGACCTACAAAAACACAATAACCCGCCCCAACCGCCGCGTACCGTTTATTCGGCGGTTGGGGTCAATAAAAAACAAAAATATGGATACCCAAACGAACCCCGGACACGACGACGGAACCCTCGCCTTCCTGAATATTCCACAGGACGAGAATAACAAGCACTTCAACTGCCACGAAACCACGCAGCAGAAGTTAATTAACCTTTCCTTCTTCGTGCTTGACTTCATCGACGGAGTTAAGACCAAGTTCGGGGCGGAACGCTTCTTAGTGAAGATAAAGCACCCGGACAACAGCCCCGACAAGGCGGGGCAAGTGGAAAAGTTCTTTACCAATTCCACCGAAATAAAGTATGTGCTTCGTGAGATTAAGAAGCGTAACGCCTTCCCGCGAAAAGTCACTATGAGGGCTTCGGGAACGCGCTACTACTTTGAATAAAACGAATTGGGTTGTTTGCCTTCGGGCGTTTTGTTCGGCGGTAATGCGAACAACGGCGCGAATGCCGGGCTTGCGAACGCGAATACGAACAACGCGGCTACGAATACGAATGCGAACATCGGCTCCCGGAATTACTGATACACTTAGCCCCACAGGGTTAAGACACGATACTAAAAAGGCAAAGACCCCGCCCGCAAAGGCGAAAAATAGTAATTATTTAACGGCTTTTGGTAGGCTACACGCCGAAGAACGCCATAGAATCAGCAAAGCAAAAAGAAGTGAAACGACGCGGAAACATATACGGCGAATTTAGCAGCGTGGAGAATATAACCCACGCTATAATCACGTCGCCGAGCCGCAACAAGAAGAAACCCCGGCGACTTGCAAAGACCGTCGAGGAACAGGCGAAGGAAATACACGCCCTTCTCGTTAGCGATAGTTTCCGCCCGTCGCCTTCTTATACCGTTAAAATTCACGACCCCAAAGAACGCCTTCTTACCATACTTCCCGAAACGCCCGACAAGATAGTACACCGCGCCCTGTTAAACGTGCTTCGCCCCATTTGGGACAAAGTATTTATTTCCGCTTGTTATTGTGGAGTGAAGCGGCGCGGGCAACTTCCGGCAGCTAAAAAGGTTTTGGACTTCTTACAGGAAGCCCGGCAGAGCGGCCCGGTATATTGTCTTAAATTCGACATAAGGAAGTATTACCCTTCCATAAACCACGAAGTAATGAAGGGAATAGTACGCCGAAGCATTAAGGACAAACGGATCCTTAAAATTTTGGACGACATTATAGACAGCGAACCCGGTATTATGCTCGGTAGCCCGCTTAGTCCATACTTCGCCAACCTTTATATTACGCCGTTGTGCCATTGGCTCAAGGAGAAGAAGGGCGTTAAATACCTTATTGACTACGCCGACGACTTTGTTATACTTTCCAACGATAAAGAGGAATTGCACCGTTTACTCGCCGAGATTGAGGACTACACGACCAACAAATTAAAAATAGAGGTCAAGAGGAATAAGCAAATTTTCCCGGTAGCCTTAGACCGAAGCGACAAACACGGCCGGGGCATTGACTTTTTAGGCTTCGTCTTTAACCTTAACGAAACACGGATAAGGAAGGGTATTAAGCGAAACCTTTGCCGGAAGTTGGCGAAGTTACGGAAAGCCAAACACCCCGTACCCGAAAAGGAGTTTTTACAGGCACTTGCGTCGTGGTGGGGTTGGCTTAAATACAGCGATAGCGACTATTTTATTAACAAACTAAACAAGAAAAGCCCGTATGAAATCAAATTCAGACGTTAGGCCGGCGGCTATTTTGCCGCTCGGTAACGGTGCCTTCCACTATAACTACAACGTGAAGGCCCGCACACAGGAAGCAGAACCCGCACCCCAGGCCGACGAAGGCAACCCCGAAGGAGTGGAAACCGCCGTAATAGTGGAATCGCCCCGAATTGTCTACGACTACGACACCGTGGAAGTGTGGGGCAACCCGAACTATAAAGAGATAGTCCGCGCCGTCATCCGCGCCGAAGTTTCGGAAACGGAAGAGTTCGGACTGATTAACGACTACAACGCCGCCCGCGCCGGACTTGTAGAGGAAGCCGAAGCCAAGGAAGCCGAAGAACGCTATACCGCGCACCTTCGCCGCGTCGCCGAGATTAAGGCGATGGTTAAGGTAGACCTCGCCGGGGCCGGGTACTAACCAACCTATACAACGATGGAGTATTTACCCGAAATAATTAGCGCGTTGGCTGTGATTATTACCGCGTGGTTCAGTTACAACCAATACGCAAAAAATAAACTTACCGACTTGAAGGTAGAGCAGATGCAGCGCGACAACGAAGTAAAGCGTAAGCGGCGTTCCGACAATTCGGCGTTAGTCCACGGCGAATTGTGGGAAATACTTCACGAACTTAAAGCCGACCGGGTTTATATAGTTCAGCCGCACCCATTAGGCAACGAAAGCATGGTAAGCATCTACTTTGAGAGCAAACGCAAAGGAGTGGAGAGCATGAAGCCGCGTATTCAAAACCTAAAAATGTGCGACGTAGCGAAGTTTTGCGCCGGCCTTACGAAGAACTTGTTTATGTTCATAACCGACATAGACAACCAAGTAACCGACCGCTACGCAAAATCTTTACTTTCGTCGTGTGGCACGGAGCAGGTAATAATAAAGCGACTTTCCGATAATTCGCACGATTGGGTAGGCTCAATCTTTTGCGAGTTTACCCACGGGCAGAAGATAGACGAAGCCGAAGCCCGCGCCATTCTTCACGAAGCCGCTATGAATATTCAGTACATTCTGCCCGCCTTCATTGACTAACCAATATTAACACAGCATGGCAAATTTAGCAATTTTAGCCCCCTTCATTTTGTCGCACGAAGGCGGGTTTGTAAACGACCCCTTAGACCGGGGCGGAGCGACCAACAAAGGCGTTACTATTGCGACATGGCGACAAGTTGGCTACGACAAGGACGGCGACGGCGACATCGACGTAGACGACCTCAAGAAGATAACCGACACCGACGCGGTGGAGCGTGTTATGCGTCCCCACTATTGGAACCGGTGGAAAGCCGACCGCATTACTTCGCAGTCCGTCGCTAACATTGTCGTCGATTGGGTATGGGCTTCCGGCAAGCACGGAATAACCAAGGTGCAGGCCCTTCTCGGCGTAACGGTGGACGGCATTGTAGGCGACAAGACCTTAGCCGCCCTTAACGCACAGCCGCCCCGCGTCCTGTTCGACAAGATTAAGGCCGCCCGCGTCGCCTTCATTGAAGGCATCATAGCCGCCAACCCTTCACAAAAGCGGTTTAGGAAAGGATGGCTTAACCGCCTTAACCGTATTCAGTACGGAAGCCTTACCCACAACACGAACCCCGCTAAAAAAGTAACCTTCCCCGACGTATGACACGAATAGCCATTTTCCTAATAGCCGCCGTCGCCTTCTTCCTTTCCGGCTGTTCCACCACCCGGAAGACAACGGCGACCGAAAACCAGGCCGAAGCGCAGCTTACAGCGACGACCGCCGGACAGCAGCACACCGAAGCCACAGGGCAGACCGCAATAATTACCAACGTGCAGACCGACGAGAAGAAGAACGTAGTTATAGACTTCGCCAAGGTGGAATTTTACCCCGGCGAAGTTCCTACGCTTCCTTCCGACAGCACCGCCCCCGATTGGCTTAACGCGATAGTTCCGGGCGGATCCATTGAGGACGGCACGAAGGCGAAGCCCCCCAACGTGAAAAGTATTACTACGGGCCGGGCAGTCATTAACGGCGAAAAGAACGAGAGCCGGGCGACCGAAGCCACAGCCCAAGCGACCGCCACCGAGGACACCGCAATAAAAGCCGACGTTTCGGCGGCCCAACAGGAAGCCACCGAAACCAAGACCGAGGAAAAGCCGAAGTTCGCTATTTGGGATTGGCTTTACCTTATAGTTGTCGGCGGCTTTTCTGCCTATGCCTTATTTTACGGCGTAAAGACAATTATTAAAATACACAACGCCGCCAAGAAGGGCAGCTAAACACAAGAACCGAGCCGGAAGCCGTGGGGCAGCTTCCGGCTTGTCTATTTCCGGGCATAACAAAAGAAAAGTACCCGAAAAAGTCCGTTTTTGGGTACTTTTTCGGGTACTTATTTGCTAATTCGCTGATTTTCAGCGTTACGAGCGGAGAGAGAGGCTGATATACCTATATTTTCAATTATTTGCAACCATAACCAAACATACACACTAACAGCGGTTGGCGTGGCTACGGTTGTTTCATTGGGGAGGAGCATAATCAAACATTAACCACAAATTCGGGTACTTTTTCGGGTACCCTATTTTTCGCCTTCGTCCGTGGTGGAACGATTAGAACCGAAAGAATTAAACCGTTCCATATTTTCAACCTTAGCATCATTGACAATTTTAATATAAGGCTTCATAGCCTTAAAGTCGCTGTGCCCTGTCCATTCCATAATAACCGGGGCCGGAATACCGAGCCGCAAAGCGTTTACAATAAAAGTACGCCGTCCGGCGTGGGTAGTAAGAACGGAATACTTCGGCACTACAACCTCGGAGCGTTCACTGCCGACATAGGAAACAATATTAACGGGTTCGTCAATTCCGGCAACTTCCGCCGCTTCGTGAAGGTTTTCGTTCATTTTTACGTTGCTTATAACGGGCAACGCTTTATCATTTGGAAGCCCTACTCCTTCGTATTTGTCAAGAAGGGCGAGGGCATATTTATTAAGTTCGATATGTAGCCGCGCCGTCGTTTTCTTTGTTACGATAGACATAAAGGGCGGCGTTTGTTCCCGGTGGATATCGGAACGCCGGAGTTTGGCAACGTCGGAATAGCGAAGCCCCGTAAAACAGCAGAAGCAAAACACATCACGGACA